GTAAGGATTTTCGGCTCACAAGCCACTGACTTTAGTCAGTGGTGGTTGACTGCAAATCAAAGTTAACGGCAAGGACGTCAATCTTAACTTTGGTGTCCATTTTATTCGCGAACTTGATCAAAAAGTCGGCTTGACGCTGACGGTTCAAGGTATTAAGCAAAATTTCGGCATGGCGCTAACTAAGGTTATCCCAGCACTGCAAAGCTATGATGTCGCTGTTCTGGCTGACTTGCTTTACTGCGCTGCATGGGACAACCAGAAGCGCCCGTCTTTGAACGACATTGACGCTTTCCTTGACGACACTAACACTGACATTGACAAGCTGTTTGATGATGTTCAACGTGAGCTTAAGTCAAGCAATGCTGCGCGCACTGCAACAAAAAATCTGAAAGCCTAGATAGTCAAGAGAACGACCAGACAAGTGAAGAAACATATCGCATGATTCTGGTCAACTGCCTGGCATATCTAGGCTTTAATGATGTAAAACAGGCAGAACGTATTACGTTAGCTGAATATCAACTACGGCTAGAAGCGTACGAACTGCGAGCAATTCGCAAGCGTGAGGACCAGGCATATCAAGCGTGGTACAACTATGCCGTTCAGGCAACCACTGGCGGGAAAAATCCAAAGTGGAAATACGCATCTGTTCAGAAGTTTCTCAAAGATGTTGGCATTACCAAGTCATTATCAGCGATTAACGCCCAGTATGGACGTTCTAACGGAAATGATAAGGAAAATACCACGAAACTGTTTCAACGGCGCTACAAGGAATTCAGAGAGCTTAAAAAGCGCGGTCTGATTGATATGCAAGCATGGAAAGGTGGCGGTTAGAATGGCGCAAGAAATGAGTATCGAGGCGATTCTTTCCGCTGTCGATCAAAATTTCACCAAAACAATGGAAAAGGCTGTTGATAGCCTTAGCAAAGTTGTTGGCGAAAGTAATCAGTCTGCAAGCAAGTTTGCTGCAAATGGTGCTGTTTTTGGTGCGAGTGCTGCGGTAACCGCTGGAGCTTTGGGACTAATCAAAAACAGTCTGGGCGAAGTCATTAGCGGGCTGAACGAATCAAGCGCTACTTGGAAAACGTTCGAAGGCAACATGTCATATATTGGCAAGTCGGAAAGCCAAATAGGCAAAGTCAGATCTGAGTTGACCAAATATGCTCAACAAACGATCTATTCGGCGTCTGATATGGCAACTACGTATAGCCAATTAGCAGCGGTTGGTATAAAGAACGCTACCAAGCTTGTTAAAGGGTTCGGTGGGCTTGCGTCTGCTGCGGAAGACCCTAAACAGGCTATGAAAACATTGTCGCAACAAGCAACTCAAATGGCTTCTAAGCCAACGGTGCAATGGCAAGACTTTAAGCTTATGCTTGAACAAACGCCAGCCGGTATTGCTGCGGTTGCCAAAAGCATGGGACTATCAACATCGCAGTTGGTTTCTAATGTTCAAGATGGCAAGGTTAAAACGGAAGACTTTTTCAACGCGATTTCTAAGGTTGGTACTAACAAGGCATTTACCAAAATGTCTACGGAGTATAAGACAGTAGGCCAGGCAATGGACGGGCTGGTCGAAACCATAACAACCAAACTGCAACCAGCTTTTGATGCTTTGAGTGGCGTTGGAATCAAGGCGATTTCTGGCATTGTCAACGCAATTGATAATGGTGGGCCAGCAATCCAAATCATTATTGGTTTAGGAATTGCGTTAATGGCTTTTGTTGGTGTTTTAACAGCGGTTGGGTTAGCGCTGAAACTTGCTGCGCTTGCTGAAATGGCATTCAATGCTGCTGTTAGTCTTAACCCAGTGGTCCTGATCATTGCGGGGATTGTTGCCGTAGTTGCTGCACTTGGTTATTTCTTCACTCAGACAGAGGCGGGCAAAAAGGCGTGGAAATCGTTCTGCGATGTTGCAACGAACGCCTGGAATGCGTTCTATCCGATTATTAAGCCTGCAATCGATATGATTATTGATGCTTGGAACGGCCTGGTGCAAGCAATCCAAACTGCTTGGCAAATGTTGCAACCGGTATTCAGCGCTTTATGGCAAGCATTTCAAGCATTTATGCCGATTATCAAGATGATTGCCGAAGCTGTTGGTGTAGTACTTGTTGGGGCAATCGTCGCGGTTGTATATGCAATTGCTGGCTTGATTACTGGAATCATGACAATCATTACAACGCTTATGCCATTGATTCAAGCTGCTATCGGAGTTATCCAAGCTGCATTGTCAGCGATCATGTATCTGATCGGCGCAATTGTATCTGGATTCGCCGGTTCACTTTCTGGACTGATTCAAATTGCCCAGTCAATCTGGGACGGCGTTGTCGCTGTGTTCCAAGGCGGTTGGCAAGTGCTTAAAGGTGTGTTCGATGTTTTCATCGGCATTATCACAGGCGATTGGACACAAGCATGGAATGGCATCAAGTCAATCTTTAGTGGCATCTGGACTGCCCTTTCTGGAGTTGCGAAAGCCGGTTGGGGAGTGCTTAAGGGTATCTTTAACGCCGGTGTTGGTTTCATCAAAGGCGTTATGAAATTCAGTCTTAGCGCTGAAGGTGAAGCTATCATGAACAGTTTGCTTGACGGTCTTAAATCGGCTTGGGAAAGTGTTAAGTCGTTTGTCAGTGGCATTGGCAAGTGGATTAAAGCCCACAAAGGGCCTATCAGCGTTGACAGGCGTTTACTGATTCCCGCTGGGCATGCAATCATGAATGGTCTGGGCAACGGGTTAGTTGACGGCTTTAGTGATGTTCAGAAGTCAGTTTTGGCGATGAACAAACAGATCACTGACGCAATGCAACCTGATGTATCTGGTTTTGCTAACCATCTAAACGGCATGGCGAGCGATGTACAATCACGATTCGCCGGCTCGCTGACTATGCAAGATAGCACTTTGCAAATGCAAAACAACGCGCTGCTACGTCAAATTGCAGGCAAAGATACAACGATGATTCTTGATTCCGGCGTGCTTGTCGGTGCAACGGCTGGCAGTTACGATCAACGTTTAGGACAGCGAACGGCATTAAAGGATAGGTGGAGTTAATGGAATTTATATTCAGAGATTTACCGCCAACCGAAGTTGACGTTGACACGTTGCCAAACGTTGAAGGTTTCGCGTTCGCTGATTTCAATAGCATTAAGTCTGGTTGGTGGTTGACCGAACGTACGGCACCGACACCAGAAGAGCAAGAAATCACTGAAAGCGTGCCATATCGTCAAGGTAGCTATGATTTTTCGATGATCGATAACGAACGGTTCTTCAACAATCGAGAAATCACCTACAAGCTGTTATATGTCGGCGAAGAGTATCACAACCGCAAAGGCTTTGAACAAGAGCTGAAACGGCAACTAATGCCCCACAACTGGGGCAAGTTAGTTGATACTCACGAACCGGTGTATTACTGGTGGGCCAAGTGTAAGAGTGTTGAAGTTGACGATAGCAGCGACAACGAAACATTGGAAGCGTCAATCGTGTTCACGGCATATCCTTATGCTTACACAAACCATAATGAAGGCGCGGACTACTGGGACGATGTATTTTTCCCGCACTGGCTATGGCAGCAAGTAAAGTTCAACGTTAGTGGCAGTCAGGACGTTAATGTAAAAAACATTGGTTCACGACCGGTGCTATCGTCATTTGTTGTAACAGGAAACGTCAAGGCAAAAGGAAGTTTCGGCGAAGTGTCGCTTAATGATAGTAACTACAAGCAAACGCAAGTAGTTCTTGATATTGGCGATAACAAAATTAATTTGTCTGGGAATGGCACAATCGAGTTTGTTTTTAAGCGTGAGGAGATGGTTTAATGTATCGCATTATCGGCTACAACGAACCAACCGACAAAAACGGCTTTATCGTGCTTGATCAGCGAGTAAATCGCACGGTCAGCGAAGGCAAGTTGACGATTAAAGAAACCGATATTGATGATCTGGAGTTAACAGTTAATCGTGATAACTTGCTGTTTGATAACGTTCGACCAATGCACACGCACGTTGAAGTTTACGATGACGATAAACTGCTGTTTCGTGGCCGAGCTATCAAACCGAAGAAAGAAATGCAGTCAAGCGGACGATTCATTAGAACGTACACGTTCGAGGACATCGAAGCATACTTGCTAGATAGCATTCAGCGGTTCTATGAAGCGGTTGGGCTAACGCCAAAAGAGTTTCTTCAATCACTGATCGATGTTCACAACAGCCAAGTGCCACAGTATAAGCAGTTCAAGTTGCGTAACTGTAACGTTACCAACAACAAAGATGACGCTTATCGGCAAATCGACTACCCGAAAACACGGGACGCAATCAAAGATAAGCTGATTAACGAGCTGGGCGGTTATCTGGTAACCGAGTACAAGCAAGACGGCCCAAACATGCTTGATTATGTAACTGACATTGGCAACGATCATAAGAACGATACGCCTATTCAGTTAGCGGTTAACATGCAATCGGCTAGCCTTACG